ATCTTATTTCTCCTTTGAGGTTAGTAACCTCTGTTCGATCTGTTCTTAATATACTTTACTCCCTCACATTTGTCAAGCGTTATTTTGGTCTTTTTTCTGCTCGACGGGAGTTAAGTATGTAATTCCCTTATTTTGGTGTCACAGTGACCGCCATCGGCACGAGAACCGCATTGATGCCAGCAGCTATCTCCTCATCGCTCAGCTCTTCTGATTCAGGTTTCTTCCTCCCAGGAAGGAAATCTGCCGTGCTCATCGGTTCCTTTGGCGCAAAATAGCTGTAATTGACGATCACCGACATCAAGCGTGCGTTCAAGATCTCTTCGCGCTCTCCCTGATACCGCTTACGCTTAGCCAGAAGATCTAACCGGCGAGGAGTCAGGCGCCAGAATTCACAATCAGAAAGCCCAAGATCGATGCGCGCAAAACTCCAAAGATGGTCCCAAAGCTCGCGCGGAGTTAGCTTAGGGCCTGCGGAGGGTCCTCGACCTCATCCGGGGCCTTCATGCACTCGACCCACGCCTCCAAGATCTTCTCCCAGATCTGTGCCCAATTGTGCTGATTGACGAGTTTGGAGGCTTCAGCGAGAGTGATTTTTGGAATACGGCCATGCAGGCCGGCGAAAAGCATGGCACGCACGAGAGAGATCTTCGGCGTTCTCACATCCTTTTGTGTTAGGCCAGAAATCAGAGCCATTCCAGTGATTTCTTCAGCCTCTGCGATAGCCTCGAACTCATAGACGAGCGAGTATTCCTTGCCGGCGATGACGAGTGGAGTTTTGGGCTGGATAGTATTGATCGACACGTTCGTTTCTCCTTGGTGGCGGGCGTGAAAAGGGTGCGGTCTGCCGGCGCGTGCCCGTCGCGCCGGCAGGAGTCCCAGGCGGAGATTGACCTGTCGCACATTCGGCCGAGGCAGAGCGGCCGAAGAACACCCCGGGGTTAAGTCCCGGGGGTAAGAGTGATGGGAGTCGTGATCTGGATGGTGGTCTTCCAGGTCAATGCCTTGTCAAACTGCACATCGGGAAGCGGAGCCTCGACGATGTAGCCGGAAAAGGCATACTGATTCCCGGAAGTAGTCTGTCCAGGTCCCTTGGGCAACACAATCTTGAAATCAGTCAGCGCGGCGGCCTGGTAGGCAGTATTGAAGGCGAGATAACCGCCATCGACAGGAAGAAAGATTCCGCCCAGCGAAATAGTGCCAGGATCGACCAGCGATGGAAGAAACTCTTTTGTCGCGACGGTACTCGTCCCGAGGTTGGGAGAGTCGAGGTTCGTGATGTCGTCAAAGTTGAGCTTCTGACCGGCAAAAGCGGCCGTTTTCAACTGTGCAATCGGAGTCCAGGTTTCAGGTGATCCGGCGATCCCGATCGAGAAAACTGTACCCTTTCCGATAAATCCCTTGCTAGCTGTCATTTTTTGTTTCCTCCCGAAATCGGGGATCAGAGATCAGGACGCAGGGATCGTCCCTGCCCGGAGCACTGCCCCAGGTTGAGGTGCGACTAGACGCACGGTTAAGTTAGTCGGCGTACTGAATCAGGACATGAAACGAGGTGCAGTAAATTCGGCTGCCATCTTCCCAGCGATCGGTCAGATTGGCTGACTCGGCAAGATAGACGACAGTACCATCCGGCAGCGCGCCAGCAAAACCGTTCAAAATAAACTTGAGCGCCAGCGCCAGATTACGCGCATCGAGATAGCGTTGCGCGAGACAGTCAAAGACGATGCGGGTTGTTGCAATGCCAACCGGCCCATCGTTCGCGTTCTGGCTGACATCGCTCGGGCTCTGATAGGTAATGAGTGGATATTGATCGAGGTCCTCGGGCGCCGGGATCGGTTGAAGACGTTTGCCGATTACATCAGAGATCGAAGGCTGTTCAAGCAAGTAAGCGACCAGGCCATTTGTCAGCATCAGCCAAACTCCACATCACGCGAGAGATTTACAGGGCGATCGTTTTCGTCGCCGAAGACGCCGACGACCAGGGTGTCGAGGAAGACCTGTACCGCCGCTTCGCAGGACTCATCGAAGGCAGCTTCGATGAAATGCTTGCCAGGAATAGCTTTGATCACCTTACGACTTGCTCTAGATTTTCCGTGCGTCGTAAGGTTATAACCATCGTTTTGCCAACGCACAACGCGGCCAGTTATCGAGGAAGGTCCAACCTTAATTCGCGGCGGAAAGTCACCTTTCCCTTCTTGAATTTGCGTATGTAGATCCGCTTCAACCATTCCCGGATCAAGCGCATTGCTATCCGGCGTTCTTTCTTGGCTTCCTTTAAAAGCGGCACTCGCCGAATCCTGCATTGCGGAAAGCATCACATCGCCACCAGCCTGAAGTGCATCGCGCATGATCGGCCCGCGCATTTTCTCCGGTAGCGCCATCAAGGCCCGCTCAACTTCGCGCGTGTCGATCGACAGACCGATTTCGTCAGACATCAGTTTGAATCCTCATCGATCTGGATACAGGAGAGATTGACCTTACGATTGCGATGCTGCACGTTATCGACAGCCTGAATCAGGTACGTGTTATTGCCAAAGATCACGCGCATTCCAGGCTCGATTGTGATCGCCACACCCGGCCAGCGGATGGTAATGAAATCGCTGGAAGATGAGGATAGAACGTTATTCCTGAACGATTCCCGGTATGTCGCGCCACCAACACCTTCGATCTTGGCATATGTGGTTAGGAGCGTAATCCAGGTCCCGCTGATCTGTCCGGCCGCATCGCGATCCGCAGGATTAGGCGCTTGAATCTGGACCAGATGGCGAAGATCTCCAGGACTAATTGCAAGCGGATTGTTTTGCGGCCGGTAGATATTCGAAGCGGGCATATGGTTTCCAATCAGGAGATAAGGTTGCGGTTACGAAGAGCTTCAACAACTCGCGGAAGAGCCTGGTCAACAACAGCACCCTGCTCAAAGAAGAACTGTGCATGAAACATGATGGAGAGCCGTGCAGGCTCGGGAACTAGATCTCCCACCCAAGCCTGAGCACTCGCGACAGACACTACTGCTTGATCGGCAAGCGTTGCTACACCATTAGCGTCAACCGATGCAACATAAGTCGCGAGTACACCTCCACCTATGCCAGCTCCAGGGATTGAAACCTTGGTCCCTTTGTCGCCTGCGAGCTGCGGCGCATCGTCTGGATTAAAAACAAAGCCAGGTGAAGAGAGTGCGGCCGAGCCTTGCGGCAAGGAAACTGTGACTGGACCGCCGAAACCGCAGCGAAAAGCAATCAAAGTACTGGCCGGAACCATCCTTTCCGGTGGCCACGGACGCGCCCAGGTCGGAAGTATTCGCGCGGGCTTCATGCCCCCGCCTGGCTCGAGCTGATACCCATAGAAGTTTGTCGCGAGCTGGTTGCCATAGCTCAGATCGCGCGTTAGCGGCTGCACAGCGCCGGCGACGTCGACATATTTGACCGAGACCACCGAATGAAAAGGCGGAAAAGGAAGAAAGATCTCGGGATACCCGTTACCGTCATAGCGGACGCTGATTCCGGGGAAACTATCCCGGCGCAACAGCCAGGTCTGCGTAACGAGCTTGGTCCGCGTGTCCCGCTCATAAAGCATGCGCGCGGCAAGCAATAAAGAGGTCAGCTTATCGTCGCGCGAAGTGTCACTCTCTGGAATTTCAAGGAAGGACTTAAATTCGTCGAGCGACACAGGCTCCGCCGCCGGAGCAACCAGACAAACGAGAGAATCACTCACTTGCGACGTCCTTTCACGGAGACACGCTGCGCCTGCGCCGAAAGAGACACCGCTACCGTCGCCGGCGCAGAAACAGCGGGAACGGGTTCAGCGAATGGATTCTCGGCCCGCCCGGAGGCGAGAAGCTGGCGAGCCACCTCAGGAGGAAATTCGCGGATCTCGCCTTTATATCGACCGTCGAGTTCGCGTAGGAACATGATCAATCTCCAAAAATCAAGATCAAATAAATCGGGAGGGATGCAACTCAGAGCACCCCTCCCTAGGTTTTATGGCCGTTCTAGGCCGTAGCAGTTGCGCTCTGGTCGCCTGCGTAACGCGCTCCAGAGAGGATCACGTCGAGACAGGCAAGCACAGAGTTGGATGTGTTGGCGAGTGCAATCTGAACCCACGGTTTGCCGGCGGGAAGATCGTCAGCATCGATCTCCATGCAATAGAAGATTCCATCGGCCGCTGACGGCTGGAATCCTGTTGCCGGGGCGGCTACGCGCGCCCCAAGAACATCATTTGCGGCCCCTGCCGTCTCTTGCTTGAAGACGCTGAAGGGGATTGTGGTCGCGCCGGCGACTGCAGCTCCAACAGCCGCTGTTGCCGTTCCGGCCTGGATAGTCACCAGACCGGGAGCCGCTGCGCTGACTCCGATCTGCAGAAGGATGGAAGCATGGGCATAATTTGCCATACTGAAAGCCTGGCTGGTTGTGCCCCCGGTGATGTCGACGGGTGGCAGAATGCCAACGATATGCCCGTCCTGCGGAATATAGAAACCTTTTGCCACGGAACTTCTCCTTTCCCGGTAAACCGAGAGAGATGGTTTTGGCTGCTTCCGGCCCAACCTAGAGACCGGAAGCAAGACGTTGGCGAGAAAGCGATACTAGCTCCGCGTTGCGAGAGCGATGAAGGGTGAGAGGGTGTTGCTGCCATTCTTCGGGGTCAGCGGCTTCTTCCAAAAGGGCTGGCCATCGTGCCGGAGCTGCCATCGGAAGGCCTGCTCGCCGGTCAGGAAGGCGACGTGGATCGAGGTATCCATCCGCGCCTCTTCGTTTTTCGGAGCAAAGCAGTACTGGCTCAGGTTGGCAAGAACGAGGTCACCGGGAGTGCCGAGAGTGGCCGCGTACTCGACAGGGATGACGGGGCACCCCATCATGGACCCGAATTCGCTGTTGTTGCCACGTTCGCCAGGAGGCGTATACACGAACTCGACGGCAACACCGGCGCCGCGTACCAAGTTGAGGAGTTGGGCCTCGGTATCCTGATTGATGAGCCAAACCAGGTCCTTTCCCATTCCCCAGCGCTGCTTCCACATGTTCAGCACATCCTTAGTGCTGATTACAGCACCGCTGTCCGCTGAATCTTTGGCGACGGTGATCAATGCGCCACACTTCATGAAGCCGAGAGGAGCACCGGCGCCAGGGCCGTTGTAGATGTTGTCTTCGATGCGGAAGTTCAATTCCTGCGGTGTCACATCGTTGACATAAGAAGCGAAGGCGGGACCATCCTCGAGCTGCTCGTCGGTGGCATAGATCAAGGCGATCAACTTGTGGGCAGTGAGCTGCATTTGGCGAAACTTCGGCTTGGTTCCCGTGTAGGTTCCAGCCTCATTGAGGTAGTAGGATTGGATTCCGCCCCAGCGGCTGCCATCCACGCGGCTGTCTTCATCGACCGTATTGATCACGAGGCGATTGCTGCTCATCGGCTGTCGGAAGCAACGCTTCAGGATATTTCCGGTCGCGTAGGTGCGCTGCCAGAGACCAGGAGCAAACTCGGGAGCAATGAGGAAGCCGCCCTCAGCATCGACCGACTCGTTGGCACCCGAGGCAGCCGCCATCAAGCGGGGATCTGTAACCGTACCTCTGGTTACGGTATGCTTGCGGATGGCCGAAAGCTGCTCGCAGAGCGAAGCCCAGGGCTTTTCGGTTGCGTGGTCAACGCCGACCGAGATCGAAGACGAAGGCGCGTTGCGAACGGCGGCGGCGAGCTGCTCGGCGCGGGCGATGTCGCCCTTGAGGGTCTCAGCCGTGGCCATATGGGCGTCAAAATCCGTGCGCTGCTCGGGAGTCATGAGACTGCCGGACGGAACCGCGTCTGAAATCGCAGTCGCCTTGGCGATCGCGGCGGCCAGCGCCTGCTGAAGTTCACGAAGTTTCATTGGTTTCCTCCTTGGAAAACCGGGGTAGAGGGCCAACGATCAAAGATCGGAGACCGGATTAAGGCCGCAACGCTGCACCTCTGCCATCGGGCAGAGACAAACGCTAGGGATAGCGGCTTCGGCCGCCTTGAAATTGGAAAGCTTAAATAGCGGCGAGGCGAAGACGGCGTTCTCGCGCCTCCGCTTCAGCTTCGGCAGACTGATTCGTTTCCGGAACCGTTTTTGCAGCGATCATGCCACAACCTTCACAGTTCTCGGATTCGGGATCGCAAGCCTCATGCGTGCAAGCCGAGCAATCGCCAGCTGCGCAGGATTCGCACTCGCAGAGACACTCGGTCGAAGTGGCGCGAGTGGCGCCGTCCGCATTCGCGAGAAGACCGGCCGACACGGGTCCGGGGTGAATGGCAGCAGAAGCGCCAGCCGGTTTCACGCCATACTTATCCAGAACCTCGTCAAGCGTAGCGATGCGATCAGCGAGGCCTTGTTTGACGGCATCCTGAGCGGTCAAGCAGCGTCCCTGGCCAAACCCATTGACAACCGCCTTGACAGCCACGCCGCGGCCGCGCGCTACGGCCTTTGTAAAGAGGCCGTAGAAGTCGTCAACAACGCCCTGCATCGCCGTCCGCGCCTCGTCATTGAGCGGTTGAAAGCTATTGCCTTCGGTTTTGTACTTACCGGCGGAGATGAAGGTGAATTTCACGCCCATATCGTCGAGCGCCGCGCTGTCGTCTTCATGGAGCTGGTAGACGCCGATCGATCCAGTCAGCGACGAAGGACTGACGCACACCTCAGAGGCCTGCGAGGCAAGATAGTAAGCCGCTGAAGCGCAAAGACAGTTCGAAACGGCCGTGATTTTCTTCTGCTTGCGCGCGTTGTAGATCTCCGTCGCGAGTTCATCGACGCCAGAAACGGTCCCACCCGGCGAGTCGACGTCGATCACAATTGCTGTAACGTTGGGATCATTGACAGCCTGGCGGAATTGCTGCGTAAACTCCTGGACCGATGTCCCGCTGGGCCCAGAAAAGTCGCCAGCATAGCGCTGATTGATGATGCCGAAAAGTGGCAGGACGGCAACAGATCCAGGAGCGCCTGTCGAGAGCGCCTTGACGCGAGCCGCGGCAATCTTATTCTCCGCGCGGATCGCAGCGATCACTTCGGGGGCCGATGCACCGCCCTCGATCTTAATTTGGAGGAAGCTGGCAATTGCTTCCAGTTTTTCAGGCAAGATGGCCCAGACACTGGAGTAGACGGATCGAACGATGGCGGAATAACGCATCAAAGAACTCCTTCGACGGCCAGGGCCGTGAGTTTTACCGGTTCAGTTGCAGCGAGGTTATCGATCCAAGCCCGCGCCTCTTCGTAATCTCCAGCAGCGAGCAGCGACCGGAGACGATTAGAGCGCTCGTCGCACGCCCGCTTGACCTTGAGGACCTGTAACGAAGGAAGGTGAAGCGCCTCGCAGAGGAAACGGCAATGCTCTGCATAAAAGAGACCAGCCTCATGACTATCCGCCTTCAGATCGATCATCTTTCGCACCGCGCCGACTTCGCGACGAACGCAACGCGAGACAGCATCTTGCGAAAGCAGCATGAGCTGAGCCTGCATTCCTGCCTGAGAATCGGGGTCCGGAGTTCCACCGGGAGCTGCGGGCTGGTTATCATCGTCGTTTTCGCTATCGTCAGGGGTGCGATTAGGAGCGGTCGAGCTCGTCGACGGCAAAGTCTTTCCGTCGAGAGTGGTCCAGTTCAATGGTCGCCAGTATTTTTTACCGATACCGCCGGCGATCGGGTTCATATCCTCAAGCTCGCGAACATCGTCTTGCGAGAGCCAGCCATGCTCGACAGCCACGGCATACCCCGCCGTGCGTGTTGCATGATCGCCACGCAATAAAGAAGCCAAAGAGAACTTGGCATAGAAGCGATCGTCATCGATCAGATCGCGCGAGATTGCCTGCTCCCAACGGACCGCCATCGGGAGAACACACTGCTGCGCGTGCATTAGATTGAACTGCTCGACGCTCGCATAAGTTGCCGACTTGCCGGCGTCGACACCGACCAGGTGCGGAAGTACATTAAACAAGCTGCAGATCTTAACGTCGGAGGCCTTGGAAGCCTCAAGGAGCTGCATCTCGGCTGGCTTCACGCCGAGCGACTTCACATCGACGCCCAGGGGAAGCATTCTGATCTTGTGGCGGTTTTCTCCAGTGCTCGACGCCTGAAAAGCCTTGATATATTCGTCTTCCAGCTGCTTGGTTTCGAAGTTTGTTCCGGTCATGATCAAGCCGGAGGTTGCGTCGTTCTTTAGAAACTTCCCGCTGAAATCCTGTTGAGCCAGAGCAACACCGAGCAGGTCTTTTCCCATCATGATGCGAGATTGACCAATGTAGGGCTTGTCGGCCCATTCACGAATATGGAAAACCTCCTCCTGGAGGAGCGTGCGCGTGGTATTTGTGAGCGGATCATTGTAGATATATCGAACCGCTCCGCTGGAAAGCAACTCAACTTTAACGTGATCCGGATGCATCGGCATCAGTTCACCGATGATGCCACGGCTGCTCGTCAGGATCTCGGCATACCCATTTCCGCGGAGCTCGAGATGTCCCTGCAGCATTTCGTAGAACTCCATCGCGGTCTGCATATCGTTAGGCCGGGAGTGGAGGATCTTGAAGAGAGGATGCTCGCGAGCGACGATCTTTCCGCCACCAGGAGCATCTGTGAAGAGAAAGCAAGGAAGTACACCCAGCGCTCGAGCTTTGGCGCTAACGACAGCAACAACAGTGCCGAGACGCTTGGCGCTATCGGCCGAGACGCGCATCCCCGAGACTGTAGCTGCGCCGACGGGCCCATACCAGTAATCATCCCAGGGGGCCGGAGCACCGCCAACATCTGCGCGAAGCCCTTGATAGCCGCGCACCATGGAACTAACAAGACTCACGAAGGCCTCCGCTGTCCAGCAATGCCGCGTCCAAGAAGAATACCTAGCACGAAAAGCGCCAGGCCGCCGACGATGAATCCGAGGGGCTTCCAAGTCAACCAGAAGCCGTAAGAGAATCCGATCAGGCCAATAAGAGACGCGAGATCGGCCACAGACGCGGCTAGATGCGCCCGAACAAACGACTGAAACGAACCCATGAAGTCCTTTACAGATACCCGATATGCACGGGTGTGTAGCGGCGCTTGATCTCCCCAGCCATGGCCGGGTTGAGACCTGTGATCAGCGCAGTGGCTGGGTCGATCTTGTCTTTTCCGTTTTCGAGCTTACGCGGAAAGACGTTATCGTTGGCGTCGACGCGGGCGACAACACAAGAAATCGCCCAGGTTAGAACTGGATCCCCGGTGTGATGCAGGCGGCCGGCGCGCATCGCTGCATCGAGTTCCTTCATTGCCGGTGAGAGATACTGCACGGTCTGAGGAACCGACTGAACGATGTCGTCGCCAAGTTGCTCGGCGAGTTGCTGCTGCATCTGAAGCGCGGACCATGGATCAAAAGCGATACGTTGAAAGTCATACTCTTTCAGTTCCGCCTCGATGTCGGCTTGGATTACTGAAAGCTGGATTTCAGGCCCCGGAACTGCCGTCAGATGCTTGTCAAGATACCAACGCTGGTAGTGAGGATGGTCCTCGTCGAGAATCCGGTCCATCGGGCAATAATGCTGCCCAAAAACGTAGTAGTTTCGAACCGGTAATCCCTGGTCATTTTTCTCCATTCTCTGAAAAATCTTGATTCGTGAAGCGAGGTCAGTCTGAGCGGCCAGATCGTTTCCCATCCAGCACGGCTGGCCTTTGAACTCCTCAAGCGAAAGACTCGGATCTTTGCACCGCTCCCAGGCCTCCATGTTGAAGAAGCCGTTGAGGGCATTGCCCCAGAGATCCAGATGCTTCGTCTTATAGATGAACTGCTTATGCGGAGACAAGAGCGCAGCGCGCAGCTGTTTTTGAAGGAAGTCAGGAAATACTGAAACTCCATAATTTGGGTTCGCCTTCTTCTGCGCTATAACCGATTTCCAGTCATCCTCCTCGTCTGCCGCATACATGATGGCGAAAAGCGAATCGTTCTCATCCAGGCCATCAAGAACCTTCTCGCAATCTTTCTCCTCGATGTAGCACGGGCTAGCTGAATCGGTGCCGGCGGTTGTGATGTCGATCGATAACCCCTGGCGCCGCGATCCCTGCCCTGTGATCATCGTGTCGCGCAGGTTATTGTTTGGATGCTCGTGACGCTCATCCATGATGGCGCAGGATGGATTTGCGCCGTCTCCAGGATCGCCGATCAGTGGCTCGAATTTGCCGTCGTCTCGCCTGGCGACGATCGATTCAACGTTTATCTCGAGATCGAAATGTTCTTTAAACCTTGGCGCCTTCTTCGCCATGCGGCGCGCAGTGCGAAAGACTTCCATCGCCTGCTTCTTCGTTGTTGCTCCGCAGTAAACCTCCGGACCGCATTCTCCATCCGCGACAAGCATGTAGAGCCCGATACCCGCGGCCAGGGTCGACTTGGCATTCTTTCGAGCAACTTTGATATAGGCTTCAGAAAATCGCCGAAAACCTGTGACCTTGCTGACCCAGCCGAAGAGCGAGGCGACAATGAAAACCTGCCACGGCTCAAGTTTTAGATATCCGCTTTGCCCGTGTTGTACGCGCGCCCATTCTCCTTTGACGTGCGGGAGCTGCTCGATGAATCGACATACGCGTCCAACCTTTGCAGCATCGAACTTGTAATCGTAATCGGACGACGCCGATTTCGCCAGGTCACGAAGATGACGCTGGCCTGCTTTCTTGACCCACTTACCGACAACGATCTTCCTAGAGACAGCCTGGCGGGCATAGGTGTTAGCCACATTTGCAAAATGGCGGTCGACCTGCGATCGACTTGGCGCTCTACCCGTACTCTTCCCACGCGCCATCGACGCCCTTTACACCCTTACCGACACTTGGAAGCCTCTGATCGAGTTCAAGCCTCGAAGTGAGTGAAAGAAGATTGTTTTTCTCCGAGGTCTTCATCGAATCGTCCGAACGGCGGAATTTATCCATCGCAACACAGAATTGCTCAAGAAGCGCTCGCCGCATCGGCGTCTGAATCGTGACTTGCGGGCCGAACTCTTCCCAAAGCGCCTTCAGCCTAGCGAACTTCATTGCACCCATCGACTCCGGAGGAACCTCCCAGTGCGTCGGAGGCGGACCGACAGGCTCTCGCTTGATAGCTCTGCGCGCCTCTTCCTGTCGACCGCGGTATCGCTGCGGGTTCTTTTTGGTCGAGCCGCGAGCTTCAAGGATATCGATCGGTGTTCTTGGTCGCGACATGGTTCGTTTCCTGCTTCTGGAGGCCGGCGCGGCTACTTTTGTACTCTCCGGCTCCTCCTTGGCGGATTAGCATGCGTTTGACAGATATTCCTGCGAACTATCCGCTGGAACGCTTAATTCGGGTTGATTTCAGAGGTTTTTCGTATTTTGTGGAAGCAAAAATCTGCT